ATTACTGGTGGAAGATTTATGGTAGTGGTGAACGTGCGGATAGGGAAGGGGCTATATTTACCAACTTTGAAATAGGCAACTTCGATACGTCTTTACCTTATGCTTACGGTCAAGATTACGGCTTCACTATTGACCCTACAACACTTGTTAAGGTGGCAGTAGATGAAAAGAAAAAAATAATATATTGTGACGAACAACTTTATTCAACACAAGGGATGGGAGTTGATTCAATATGTCATCAACTATCAACACGCTGTTACTTTTAAAGTCATGTTAAACCGCACAAACATTCCAGACGTTACACCGCTAAACTGTTTAAAGAACGGCTCAGCTTCGTAGTTAGTGTAATCTAAATCCAATCCATCTAACTTTGAACGAAACGCCCGTTGCATGGTGTCGGCTAGATTTATGATAGCATCCCGCTCAGTATCGTTACTATTCGGGGAATCTTGAAATATAAAAGCCAGTAATATATTCGGTGCATTATCCAAGCCATAAGTCTTATTTATGGGTGCAACTTTAAAAGGATAAACGTGTATTTGGGGCAACGGTAACTTATCTATTGCTAGGTTAGCATCCGATACTCTACCATGGTAAAATGTGCCGTTTGGGTTAATTTCATCCGCAATGGACTTAAATGTATTTATGAAGTCTATATACATAGTGGCAAAATTGCATAATATTTTTGCCTTTAGGTCTAGTTAGCCCTATTTATTTAATTGCTTATACGCCTTTTCTAAGTCACGCTGGTACATGGATTGCTCGAAGTCCATCAGCAACACTTCGTATATTTCTTCGGCTTGCATTTGTAGCACCTCGGACATGGTTTTGTTGTACTTTTCCCCTATGGCTTTAATAGTCATCTTAGCCCCAAACTGTTTAAATCTATCTACGTTTGCAAGTTCTTCGGCTGCGGACGGCTTATAATCGCCTAGTCTTTTGTATCTGTCAAAAAACCGTTGCAATTGAGCAAAAAAAAAGCGCCTAACGGATGTACGATTGTTGTTGCACTATCTGCATAGTCTATTCCGGTGTACACTTTTAAGACTGGTAACACGGCATCTATCGGGAACTTACTGCCACCAATAATAGCCTTAGCGGTTTCAATTTTACCGTATGATTCACGCCCAATATCAATAGTATTTAACTCTGCCATGTATGCGCTAGGCTCTTCCACCATGAATGACATAGCCATCAAAATTGCCCCAAGCTGTTCTGAACTAATGTTTTCTAATGTAGTATATGGTAACGCCAATAAAGCACTAGCTTTTTCAATTGGCTTGTCTACTTTAGTAAACGCAATGTAGTTTTTATACGGTACATCTTCCCATGATGTAGGTATTTTTACCACTTCCCCATTTAGAGTTCCTTGTATCATATTAATGAATTTTTCTTTAGTACTGTTGAGTGTTTCGGACGTGCAAGATAATCAAATGCGTAACGTATCGCATCAATTAAGTGGTTAAAAGCATCAACTGGAATCCCTGCCTTTTTATCGTTCCAAACGTAGTTAGACAATTCTTTCCTAATATTAAACGAGTTTGGCGTAATAATTATATTATAATCTTGCATCTTTGATATACCGGCACTTACCGACCCTTGACCTTTAACGCACCCTTGAATATTTAACCCTTTTCGTTTTAGGTCGTCAATCAAACGAGGCTCGGCACTATCCGCTATAATCAGATCATTTTTTTTGTGGATTAGGCTTAAGTTGGTGTTAAATATCGAATCAATCCCCATCCCTTGAGTTGAATAAAGTTGCTCTTCACAATAGATAATCTTTTTCTTTTCATCTACTGCCACCTTCACAAGTGTTGTAGGGTCAATGGTGAACCCATAATCTTGACCGTAAGCATAAGGTAAAGACGTGTCGAATGTGCCTATTTCGAAGTTGGTAAATATTGCCCCTTCCCTATCTGCCCGTTCCCCACTACCGTATATTTTCCACCAATAGCTATTGTTTTTACGGCTTTCAATATCTTCAACTTGTTCTGCTGTTAAAAAAGGATTGTCTTTGTACGTTGTTATTATTGGTGGGTACTTTTCGATATAAGGGTCAAGCCAATGTTCTAATCCTAATGCTGGGTTGTAATCGGCTATAATCTTGTAACGTGTTCTCGGGAAAAGTTGGTCTATTGTTTCTTGCGGGAACTGGTGCGCCTCGTTTATCCATAGTATATCCCGTGAACGACCGTGAATCTTATCGGGGGTATCTGCACCGTAATAGTTAATCGTGTTGCCATTTAGTAAATAACTATGGTCTGTTTTATTGTGATTTTTATCATTATAAAGGTTGCAACTAATTAGCACGTCTTTAAAGTCTTTCCACGCAGTAGCCTTTAAAGCTGTGAAAGTGTCACGGCAAATATCTATTTCCATACCGCTATAAAGTAGGCAGTAGTCAATTAGAAAATAGATAGTAGCGTAAGTTTTCCCAGACCTTGTCCCTCCTTGCAAAAGGGTTATCCGTTGGCTTGGTAACTTTTCATGTAAGTAGTCAAAATTAGGATTGGCTTTCATTTGTTTTCATAAACGGAGGTAGGTTTTGTATTTTTTCACCTCCGGTTGTAACGTCTAACTTTTCCCCAAATTTCTTAGGTGCAAGTTTAGACGCTTTCCATTTACGCGCGTCAATTTCTAAGCGCGTTCTGCTATGGTTATCTACGCGCTTAGTAGTAACTTGCTCATTACCTTTCCCATCATCATAGATAGTAGTTTCTTCGCATATTCTATCTCGGCTTGACAATTCGATTATTTGGTCTGCCAGTAATTCAGCTTGCAACTCCCTCGCGCGCGCGTATTTGTCAACTAATAAGGCATCCTCGTTAATCCAATTATAAAAAGCTGTAGTTGAAACGTCTTTTGATTTGCAAATAGTAGATAGCCCTTTGTCGGTTGTAGCTATTTCCTCACAAATCGAATCGAATAACTCTATGGTAAACTTACCTTTCAATATGTTAATTTAACAGTTTCACAAGCCTTTAACTGAAACGAATCCTTTTTTAAATCCGATACAGTATTGTAATAAGCTATATAATATTTACCTTGAGCTAACTCAAACTTTGTCCAAGTGTTGTTGTTTAGCACCAAATCAATCCGAGTGTCAGTACCGTAGATTGTTGCCCCGCTATAATCGCTGGAGTATATCTCGACTGTTCCGTTACTGGAGTTGCAGTTCGGTTCTTTTGAGCAACTAGCAACTAAAAATAGAGCTAGTAAAATGGGTGTGATTTTTTTCATGGTTTTTGTTTTGTTCCAAAGTTATAAAAATTAATCTTTCACTCAAATATTATTGCCATATCGCAAATTTACTCAAATTAAATAAATATTCCACAAAAAGCGAAAAATTGTTTCACATTGCTGAAAAGTGTGGACGCTTTAACCTACTGGTTACATTTTCCGCATTTATAAATGTGGTTTCTTTTTGTCTTTTTTGCCATTGTTTATTTTTTAAAATTATTGATTATTGTAAAGTCCATAAATCGGTGAACGCTGTTTTATATGCAACACTTTTGTTAATGGATATTTTGGTAGCTTGTTTTCAGATTTGAACTTACGATTAATGAAATACCCATAACTTCCAGAATTATAAACTCTATTTGTAATCTTTCCATTAGTTAGGTTTAATAGTCCTAAATCGGTAATCACTAAATTAGTGTTCTTTATTCCATGCGATATAATTATAAATGTATCAAACTGTAAGTTGCGTAAATACTGCATTCTTATACATTTGTTTCGGTTAGCCAATAGTTATATGAAATGCCTTGCTGACCGTTTCCAATTGAAAATCCGTGAAGGAAAAACAAAAAGAAAAAAGCCACCGCACTTTTAAGACAAACTATTTTTGACAACATCTAATGAAATTTGAATTAACCATAGTGTTGTTTCGTTTGTATTGTCTTTTATTGCGGATAGAGTGCCAGTTAAGCTACTTACAGCTCCCTCTAATTTAGCATTTCTTTTTACAAGGTTTTCAACCCATTCAAACTGTTCTTTAGGTGTTCCCAAAAGATACTTTCTTCGTAATAAATCTTCGTAATTTTCCATTGTTATAATTTTATTGAGTTTTCTACTTCGTTTCCCCATACATCCCAACCTTCTCTCGGATAACGGCAGAAAAGTTCAACCCTAGGTAAATCTCCAAACAACATTTCTATTCTTTCTATTGCTTCAATTGGTTTTTTACTATGCTTTGTCCTTTCCGCTTCGATTATTTGAAAAATGTTGTTTGTCTTTTTGTGTTGCAACATATTACCCTTTGCTCCAAATAAACATACCTCACAATTTTTCATAGTCCAAGCTCCTACGTTTGCACAAGTTTTACCGTTTTTTGTTACTTTTTTCCAAATAAAAACTATTGTTCGGTATGTAAATCCCCACGCTTCCATAAGTTCAATACCTTCTTTTAAATGGCTATCTGTTACCCATAAAAACAATCCGCAATCTTTTTCTGCAATATCATTTACAGGTAATTGTTGCAACTGCTTCTTTGTCATTGTAGGGTATTGCTCATCAATCAATCGGTCTTTTCTGCCGTTATCCTGATACACTCCCTTATTAAATCCCCACGCTGGGTCGGCATAAATTATATTGTATTTCTTCATATTCCGAATAAAAACGGCACATAACAAGGGTTTTGCGTAATAGCCCTATCAAGTGTCGTGGTTAATTTTAAGTTTCTACTAAGGGCTACTACGCAAAGCCCCGCCTTCGCCAATGCATTGCCGTTGGGCGTAATGTTATTAGACATCCCTTATTTCATTAAATGTTATTGATATTTGCTCTCTTAACTCTTTTATCAAATCATTTGGCATTTCATTAATTATTGCTAACGCTTTCATAATAACAATTTGATTTTCTAATAATAATTTTTCATTCATATTTATAATATTCGTTTAACTGAAATGTCATAATATTTTTTTTCTTTTTCAATTCCTATGTATTGGCGATTTAACTCTTTACAAGCAAGTCCTGTTGTATTGCTACCCATACAGTTATCCATTACAATATCATCTTCCTTAGAGTAGGTTTTAACTAAATATTTAATTAAATCTAAAGGCTTTGCTGTTGAATGTTTATTATTTCTATCCAGCCCGAAATATAAAACATTCGATGGGTAACCTGTGTTTTCTTGAAAATAATCGGATTTGTAATTAAGCATAGTTGTTTTTGCTCTATCCCCTTTATTTACATTCTTATTAAAAGGAATAAGCCCTTGAGGGTAATAATTATGTTTATTAAAAACATTTATCTCTTCAACTTGTCTCATAGGTTGTCTTTTTACGTTTAAATAATTCCCTTTATTATCCTTAACCCAATACCAAGTGTATTTGTAATTTTTGTAATTACTACTTATTAATGCAGTAGTAAATGGTTGTGAACTAAACAAAACTACTGCACCATTATCGGCTATAATTCTATTATATTGTTCCCAAAGTTTATGAATATCTAAAACGCTATCCCACTTTTCCCAAGTTGTCCCATAAGGCAAATCACATAATATTAAATTGACACTTTTTGACTTTATACCACTTAAAATATTGAAACAGTCAGAGTGAAACAAAACACTACGCCCAACATAGGGTTTGGCAATACTTGGGCTGACCAAACTCGCCTCAACATTTGTAGTGCTATTTTGCAGCAGTTCCAGCGAAAGAATATCTATTAAACTATCATTCATAATCTCAACATTTGTATTTTTATTGGGCTTTTGTTACAAGCTGACGAATTTCAATGCCCAAGCATCGCCAAGCCTTGAACGTTAGCGGTAATGCTGTGAAACCTGCTTAAAATAAGGTAGCATCTGAAATGTCGCCAATCCAAACTGTATCACAAAATTAAACGCCACTAACGGTATCACATACCAATCACTTTTTAAACCTATTATAATTGGCAACATTCCTAACCCAAATGCTGCTAAATATCTTCCGAGAATTAGCACTACCGCTAACATCGGTTTGGCAAAATTGCCGTTTTGTTCTTCGTTTGACATTTTATCTTAATTTAAACATTTATAATTCTAATGAAGTTTTGTGTTCGGCAACTTCGCCAAGCCGAGAACCGTTGTAGGCAATGCAGCGACACCCTAAGAATGCCGCCACAGCCTAACAATTTAAAACAGATTACCAGCGTACCATTTTTGCTCTGTCTTATCAGGTTCGTTAATGTACTCTGTTAATTTGGTTGTCAATTCTGCCTTTGTGCTGATAGCAAATGTGTGGCATCCAACACGAACAATAAAACCTCTGTTTACTTCTTCAATGTTTATCTGCCTAATTTTGTTTGTTTGTACAGGAGTTGGTACAGGGATTTCCCTATTGACTGCATACTGGTCTATTCCAGTTGCATAATTTCGTACAAGCTGTTCGGCTCTGCAAGCATCTTGCAAACCTTGTGGCTGGTTACTAACTGTTCCTTCGTTCATAATTATAAATGGGTTTTATAAGTCCGCCCAGAACTTTATCGTTTGACGAGAAGCACTGCCTACAACAAGGGGTTTTGTGCAATACAGGCTCGACGTACTTAATTTCAACATTTTATCTTTAATGGGCTGCATCAGTTGTTTGAACATCAGTTTTTCAAATTCCTGTACTGACACAAAGCCCTGTTCGTTGTACGCTATGACCGAGAACGCACCAAGCATACAGCTATCGTATATTTTGACACATTAACCGACCAAACAGACCAATCTTTAAATTGTGGGAAACATATCTCCGTTGGTGCTGTTCTTTCAACATCTTTTTTTAAATGACAGCTATCCTCATTCGCTTCCAAAGCAATAGTTGGATAACCGTTTTCATCGCAACCAGTTGAAAGAACATCTGCTCTTTTTGTTTTCATATCTACTGCTATTGCAAACACAACGCTGCTACCTTGATAAACATAGGCGTGATTAATCACTATTGCCCCTTGTGTAAGGACATCACAGCGTACAACATCAGTATTGCCAATAGGCAGGCTTGACGTTGTTGTTTCAGCTTTTGTGCTACTATTTTTCATTTGTTCTTAATTTGAAATTTTGTAATTCTATTTTCTGCCCATCGGCAATACCCGTCCGTTAGCTGCTACCTTTTGCGGGCAGCCTTTTAGTAGCACCTTTTTTGACAACGACTTTAATGTACTTTACTTCATGTTCAGGATTTTCTTCACTAAATTTAAACTTCTCATTATAGGCATCAGCTAAATCCTCTGCCGACAAAAACTCTCTTGGGTCGTCATTAATGAAATAATACGACTTTGATTTTCCAATACCGTAACCTCCACAGGTTCTATTTGTAATGGTTTCTTTTGTAACTCCTCTTTCCTTATCAGAGTATTGTGCATGGTATTGGTTTCTTAGTGCCATGTGGCTTTCCATTTTCCAATTAAAATCATCGGCATGTATCATTGACAAATAATTTAAAGTTTAAAATTGGCAGCAGCTAACATACGGTTTTCTGCTACGGTTCGGCTGACGAATAAAGCCGGGCAATTCAAAAGCCAAACGACATAACAACCGCAGCAGAAAGCCGCAAAACGTTGTAGGAAAGCATTTGCCAGCACCCTATTTTGCAAGGGTGGACAAATGCCGAATAATAAATTGAGGAGAAATTATTGTTGTGGGATAAATGTGATTTCAATTTCACATTTTAAAGCAGCAGAAATTCTTATCAAAGTGTTGATGTTGAAATTAGCTTTA